GGCGTTCTGCGCGAACGAGAGTTCCTGCATGATGGTATTGCCGCCGCCGAAGGGCTTGACGTTGCCCCGCTGGTTCAGCTTGGTAGCTGCGGCGTTGTTCTTCGTCACGTTGTCCGCGATCTTGCGACTGCGGTTCTGGATCGTCGTAGCGACGATGTCCGTGATGTTCGGGAAGGCCATGATAGTCCTTGTCAGAGAGAGGATTGTTCGTCCATCGCCGCAGCGATGGTGTCGCGCAGGGAAGCGTCTTGAGGCACGGGAGTCCCAGTTGTAACCGGGGCGCCGTGAATCGAATAGCTGGCCCTGCGGGCGGCTCGGGCACGCTCGGTCTTGCCGTTCGCCCTTGCCTGAGCTTCTCGTTGAAGGAGGATCTTGCGCGTATCGCCGTGAGCCCAGATAGCTGCTGCGTAGGCGTCTTCCAGGTTTTTAGCCCGGCCAGCCTCGATCAGATCAGCCATCAACTCCCGAACATCGTCAAGGAACTCGTGTTTGGGGTCCGCCGCAAACGCAGCCAGTTGCTTCTGCGTTTCCAACTCCGTCTGGTGCGTGACCCCCTGCCTTTGCTGCTGAATAACCGCGTTCGCTTGGGCGATAGCCCGGCGTGCCGCGGCGTCTTGCGGACCAGCCTGAATGCGCTGGGTAAGAATTGCGTCCAACGTGCGAAGGTCCACCCCATAGGCCTGAACGATATTCGCGACCACTTCGGCCCGAGCCTGCGGATTGGGCGAGGCGAGGGACTTGACGGACTCGAATATGTCGCCTATGAAGGCTGACGGTGGAATACCTTGCTCTTGAAGCTTGGGCAGAAACTCGGCAATGTGGCCGTGAACCTCGTCTGCCAAGCGAATCTTGGGTCCTACCGAGCCGATCAGCCGCATGGAATCGGCTTCCCGGCGAACCACCTCTTCCTGCACCTCTCGCGGCAGCGCGTTCCACTTCTCCCGAACGTGCGGCTTCCACTGAGCCGGGGCCTTCAGTTCGACAGGCGCTTGCGGAGCCGTAGGAGCAACGGGAGCAGGCGCTGGAGCACCTTCAACGGGAGGCGCCCCCACCACGGGCTCTCCGGCAGGCGAAGGGGGTGCCCCATCTGCCGATGGGGTGGTCGAAGCGGGGGCGCCAGACGATTCAGCCTCGTCAAGCGACGCTGAAATGGTGTCGCGGAGGGACGGTTCCTCATCAAGGACTTCAGGTGTGTCAACTACGTCGCTCATAGCCTATTATACCCCGGTTCGTGGTGGACAGGAAAGTGCTATTTTCTGCGATTCTCTAACTTTTCTATGGTACGGAGCAAATCTTGCCGCACCTCCTGTCGCGGCCCTTCAGTAAAGTAGTGCGCTCGCTGTTCGGCGGCTTGCTTCCAAGTCTCCTTGTAGTCGTCGACCGTCGTCAGACCTCGTTGCTTCATGTACTCCCGATGCTTGGTACGGGAGGAAATGTCCGTACCGTCGGTGGCTCGCAGGCCGTCGTAGGACCGGTCATTCCACAGCGCCGAATCCGTGTTGCTGGGCTCCGGCGCATAGTCCTCCGTGACCTCAAAGAAGTCAAACGGAGGCTCCCGCAGTTGAATGAATCGCCGTCTACCCACGTTCGCGCCCCCTATCACGTCCTTCCCTGGACGACTTGCCTTGTTTGTAGTCGATCACGTCCTGCTGCTGGGCCTTGCGGGCCTGGTTCTGCAAGTCCTGATCGAAACTACGTTGGTTGTAAGCCATCTCCATGTTCTGATTCTGCATGTCGTTGGCGAAGCTGGCCTCTTGCTGCTCCGCAGACATCTCCATCTCACGGACCTGCTTCTGTTGGTCCATCGCCATCTGTTCGCGCTGCATTTGGTGCTTCTGCTGCATTTCCTGCCGCTTCATGCCCATTTCCTCCCGCTTCTGCTGGATCTTCATGTCCCCTTCTTGCTTCTTGAACTGGAGGTCTTGCTGCTTACCCTGGGCATTGAGCGCGGCCTCCTGCTCCTTGATCTTCATTTGAGCCTGAGCCTTTTGCTGCTCGGGGTCCGGCTTGCCTCCCGGCGGCTGCTGAGCGAGGGCTTGCTGCAGTTTGGCGAACGTCTGGTCGAGTTCACCCTCGAATTGCTTGCCGATCTTGAAGCCGGCCAGGGAGAACTGCAGCAGTTGCATGAGGAACGGCCCCATCACTGGATCGCCCGTCATCGTGGGCATGACCTCCTTCAGGTAGTTGGTGATCGTCGTCATGTATTCCATCCGATCCTGCTTCTCGGCCTGGAAATCGATGTCGGAAAGGGTGTCCGATTCGACGCGGGCACGGAGCAGGAAATCCGGCTTCTTGACGAGTTCCATCGCTTGCTGAACGAGGTTGGGATCCTCGTTCATGAACTCGACCTGCGCCAACTTCGCAATCTCTTGCGGGTCCATGTGCTTCCGCATGAGTTGGCATTGCAGGTCGAACACTGAGGACGAGTACTGTACGACGTTCTTCTGGCGATCCTGGATGCGCATCGAGGCATACTGGGCCTTGATCTTCTGCGCTCCGAGTGTCTCCGAGGCTTTGCTGGCGCCCCGGATGATGTCGGCCATCCCCGTGATTTCGTAAATCTGGTTCTTCACGTCCTCACGGTTCTTCGTCAACTGCTCAATGGTTACGACTATCTGTTCCAGCGGGAGCCACTCGATGGCTCCCTTCATCCCGCCCTTCTCTGCGAACGCCGCCCATTGGTCTACGGGGACAAGCGTATTCTCGGCCGCATTGTTGAGAAGGGCAGCGAGTTGCGGCGCCGACTTGTCGTAGGCACCCGCGACGCGACAGGCCTTGACGAGCAGACTGATCCGCGTGTTAATCTCGTTCAGTTCCCGGTACTGATCCCGTGCGTACTCATAATCAGGGATGGGGATATACAGCCCATTGGAGTAGTTGGCGAACATCGGCTTCGGGCAAGGGAAGAAGCCGTCCAACTCCAGGAAGTCCTCCTGATCGTCGAGCAGTTCCTCGTGGTCCTTACAGAACCAGATGACGTGCTCGGATTCCTTGTCCCAAATCTCGTAGATGACGGCTTGCTGAAAGACCAAATGCTTGGTCTCGATGTTCGTCTCGGTTTTCTTTTTCGCGAAGTTCAGCGGAATCCCCTTGCCGACCTTCTTGCCGAACCGCTTGATCAGTTTGTCCCGCGACATGTACGTCTTGCGGGCGATCCACCGCACCTCCTCATATGTGCGAGCGGGAGACCACAGTAGATCGGCCCAATAGACATACTCGTCCACGAGTTGCTCACTGACGACCTCGTCATACTCCAGGAAGTGCGCCTCGGCAGGCTTCGTCCCCTGCGGTCCTTGAGGCGGATGCTGTCCCTCGGGCGGTTCAGCAAGGGGCTGATCGCCGAGTATCTGCTGGGTAGCTTCCTCCGGCGCCATCGTCCCTTCCGGCGTCAGTTGTTCCTTGCGGTGGACGATTTCAGCGTAGTACGTGTGCCAACTAGAGCCGAGGCCGGGCACTAGCATGTCCTGAAGCGCTTGCTTCAGGATATTGTCGGTGCAGAAGTTGCGAGCGTTGTGTGATTGGATCGCCCGTTCCAGAATACGACAAGCAACTCGGGCAATGTCGTCGGTGATGTCCTTGAACTCGCGGTTGACCGTGACCGTCGGGGTCTGATTGAGGAGGGCGGTCTGGAGGATGTGAACGTTGGCCGCGAACAAGTTGAACCGGCGCTCAAAGTTGGGGTCGACCCCGGACACCTCCGTCTGCTCCGCCCGAAACTCCTTGACGATCCGGCGAGCACGACGATGCCACTTGTCCATTTCCTTCTCGGCAGCTTGAATCTCCATCTGCCAGCGACTGTACTTGCCGCCCTTCTCTTTCTGCATCTCCTGAAGGGAGTCGATCTTGCCTACGTCTTGAGTAGCCATAGCCTAGTTGTCCCTTGCCCGTAGGGCTGGATTAGTCCGGTAGTCGGTGAACAGATTCTCCAAGCTGAACGCATAGTTCGCACCGGCGGTGCGCTCTTGGTTCGGAAGGATGATCAAACTCTGTTCCGTCGGCATTATGCCTAGAATGACGGCTAGGTAACGCACGGCGTCGGCGACGTGGGAAGTCCAGTCGTGGACAGGCCTGTCTCTATAGCAAGAGGTCTTTTCGTCCCACATACGTCGGTAGGACTTCATGGCCTCGATGCCGCCTGAGGTAAGGGGGTGGTTCCAATACGTGAAGGGGAGCATGCGATGGACGGCATTAACGCCGTCCCGCAGTTTATGGTCAGGTACGATCTTGGGGTGGTAGCCCCGCAGTAACGTCTGCTCGACGATACTGCGGCCCGTCTGGAGGTTCTTGGCCCGAGCGTCGTGGGGGAGATACACGTCCCGTACTTCTCGCAGGTCCATCTCGTCCAGGTAATCCGGCCATTCTTGCTCGTTGGAAGACAGGATCTCGTGAATCAGCACTTGCTGGTGCTTGTTCCGTTGAAAGAAGATCAGTACGGTGTCGTCTGTATAGCCAAGGTCACAAACGACGTCAACGGGTAGGGCTGGGTCGAGGTCGTAGGTGCCCGCTCGGTTCTCGGCCTCCACTCGTTCCATGTCCGCGCCGTAAATTGCACCGCGGAGCGCGGCTTCAAAGCTGCACTCGTACTCCTGCTCGTAATCGCTTGCGTCCATCATGGATTTGATGAGCGCAAGTTCCTCCTTGCCGAGAATCCCCGATTGGGAGGCTTTCAAGAGCATGTGAAACTGAGCTGGATCGGCCTTAGCCTTGTTGAAGTCGTCGTAAAAGTGGTTTTTACCTACCGGGGTGCCGGACTTGACGAGCCACCCAGATCGGTCGCTGAGGGACGGCAGTATGATTTGTGACACGACGGTAGGTCGTGTCTGGGCGTACTCGTCCATTACCGCACCGTCGAGGTACATACCACGCAGGTTATTGGCCTTTTCTGCGCCTAGCAGGTATATCTTGGCCTCGTTCTTTAAGGTTACACGTAGTTCGCTCTCGTGCGGCGTGGCCGCGAGCAACGGCTCGGCGTAGTGCTTGAGATACTCCCAGGCGATCCGCTTGGCTTGCCCGTAGGATGGGGCAATATACGCCATTTGCGGACGGGGGAGAGGGCACTCCAACGCCCCGATGATCAGATCGTTGACGAGCGCGACGGTCTTGCCGGCCCGTCTGTGGCAGACTAGGGTGGCGAACCTGGCCTTTCTATTGTGGAACGGGAGGAAGGCTGACCGAGGCTCGTATTTGAGCGTCAGGGCCATTATGGCTGAGGCATCCCCAGCACCTCGGCAAAAAGCGCATCGTAGTCCTGCGTTGGAGCACGAAGGCGGGAGACCAAGGAGTTGAGTTCTGACTTAGTCGGAGTCTTGAGGTCTTTGAGAGTGGGGGAAATGCTACCTGGAACTGAGTCTACCCAAGTCTCAGCGCGCTTGCGGTCGTTGAACCAGGTAGTCGGGTTCTGATAGGCGTGCTCTCCACCGGGACGGAGGGACTGCAAAAATTGATGCTCGTTCGCCCTGGAGCCTACCTCACCTTGGTTACGCAGATAAGTCTCAAACGCCTTGATCTTGTCGGCGTACTCCGATGCGTCAGTCACGCCGAGCAGTTTCTTGATGTGGGCGAGGTTGGCGCCCTGCCCCGCCCAGCCTTCGAAGTTCTGTATACCGTGCCCGAACTCATGAGCGAGGGAGGATTTGAGTCCGACAGGGTCTTTCTCGTTGAGAACGATCTCTTTGTTATGCTTGGAATAATGCCCGCCGTACCCACCACTAGCGTTCGGACCCAGTCCACCCCTAAATTTGTAGTTCTCCATGAACGGGTAGGCGTCCAGGACCGGAGAGTTGGGGGACAGGTCGCGCATCGTCATGCCCGATAAGTCTCGCACGTCACCCTTCTTCCCTTGTTCTAGGTCCTTGTGGAACGTGGACTTGTTGAACGGTATGACGAACTTCGGCTCCTTGTCTACGGGGTCAACGAACGCCTTAGTGGCCATCCACTGCTGATTGAGATTCTTACCCTTGGACGCTAGGTCCACGGCGTCGTCAAGTGCTTGGTGGGGGGCGTTGGCCGCATTGCGGCCCCCGAGCATTTCAAGCTTCTTGGCGGCCTGCCCAAGCCTGCCGAACGGGAGGAGACCTGTAGCGGCGAGGGCACCGGCTGTAGGATCGTTGGCCCTGCGAGCGCGCTCCATGTCCCTCAAGGCCATCGCCTGGCTTACGAGGGGCACGGAGCCCAAGACCATGTCGGCGCCGGTCTCTGCGGATAGCAAGTCTTGGTCTGGTTGGGGGTCCAGAGAGAACTGACCCCGTAGCCAGCTAGCGATGCGATTCTTGTCCATTACTTGCTCGGGTCAATGTCGATGACCTGACCGGGTGACGGTCGACCTGAGGTGTCCCTCGTATTGAGCCAACTGAGTTCGACCTTGATCGCACCGCCGTCAGCGCCAGTGACTTGCGCAGGAATCAGTTTGGAGTACAACTGGTAAAACTTGTCCGGGTTCTGATGCGCCCAATGAGCAAGACGCGGTATGCCCCCGATCAGTTCAAACGCAAATTGAAACTGCTCCCGCACGTTCCGCGACTTGGTGTACGACGGTAGCCGTGAGGTCGTTGCCAGAGCATTGAGGTTCTCTTCAACGAGGTTCAGCGTGGGCGTGACCGGCCCGTCCTCCACGTCAGGGATAGCGTCGAGCACGGCGTTACTGGCCGGGTTCAAATCGTATTGTCCTTGTCCCTCGGCTTGCGAGGCGGGAGGAATTGAGGTTGGTTTGTTGCCGGAACGGGGGCACTAAACTGCCCGTAAGGGTTGGCCTTGCGGTGCTCCTCCAGGTACGGGGAGAAACTGATCTCCTGCTCCGCCTTCTTGCGGAGGGCTGCTACCAGGGCTTGTCGGTCAGCGTCCATTTACTTCTTCGGCTGGGGCTTGGTCTCGGCTTTCGCCTTGGCTTCTGCTTCAGTCTTGTCCTTTGCTACCTTCTCGGCTGCTTCCGCCTTCTCGATTGCATCGACTTCTGAGCCTTCGCCGGGCTTGAATTCGGGCATTGGTGTCTCCTTGATTAAGGTTTTAGATGTAACTCAATTATACCTCGACGGGGGCAGTACAGTCTAGTACTTTCGTTTGTATCTAGTACTGGGGTCCTTGCGGTCACCTCCTGCTTTTGTTAACCCACCATTGCGGTATCACCTCGTGATTTTCTGTATCGCACGTCAAAGGGGCCGAGCACTCCTCTCTACCCCA